GCGTGGGTGCGCGACATGATCGTCATGCCGTCGCAGGACGAAGACGACCCGATGCACGAGTTTGCCGAGGTATTCGGCGGGTCGATGCACGACAACTGCGGTGACTGCTACGGCGGCTACCTGCCGCACGCTTACATCCTGGCCTATCTGGCGTCGTTGCCGCCGGAGGAGCGGGCGGTCCGCGAGCGCGGTGAGTTTTTCAACGTGAGCGACCTCGCGTTCGGGTCGATCTCCGAGCAGATGCACGTGATCGGAGACCTTTGGTGAAGGTTGTGTCGCTGCGGCCCTTGCCGCACGAGTGCCCGAAGTGCCGGCGGGTCGTGAAGTGGGCGTTGTTGTACTGCGCGGCGTGCGCGCCCAGGCGGAACCCGCAGTACCGGCCGGAGCTCGACAAGGACCGGATTCGCCGATGACCGACGACAACCCGCGCAATTGGCCGATCGTCGAGGTTTGCGACCCATCTGGCCGCCGTGGGCTGCATATCATTTGGGCAGCCGTTGACCCGGCGGACTACTGGTACGTGGTGTGGGCAGCGCGCGTGCCACCCGGGGCGTTCTCGGAGATGGCCAAGGGCGTGAAGGCCGAGCGCAAGATGCTGCCGCACGAGCCGGACATGGCCATCATGGACGCCCGCGGCGGGGCGTTCCAGGTGGACATGGAGACCCGGGAGACGTTCTTCGACCGGTTCCGGCAGTTCGGCCTGCTCTATGTGCCGAGCGTGCAGCAGTCAGAGACGATGGACGCCGACATCGCCGTCCTGCGGGACTGGCTGATGCCGCGCTTCAACCCGGTCTCCGACCGGTCCATCCCGAAGCTGCGGTTTACGCGCAGCGTCGCCAGCATGAAAGAGGGACCACTATGGGCGCTGCAGACGTTCGTCTGGGATCCGCACAAGCAGACGAAGGCTTGGCACTACAAGCAGAAGTCGAAGGACTTCGTGGACTGCCTCCGGTATCTGACGGGGTACCCGGGGATGAGTTACCGCCGGTTTCAGCGGGGGGACGACCCGTCGGTGTTCCGCGGGTCGAGCCTGGCGGACAGTTACAAGCGCCCAAGGCTCGCCGGGGACGCCCGCCCAAGTCGGCTCGGGATCTTGCAGAGACCGGCCGGCTACCGGGCGGCCTTGAATTTGAGGCGGCGAGGCGGGGGCTTGCCCTAGTCGACCAGGACCAGTTGCTGGCATGGCTCATGCCGGCGGTGTCCGAGCAAGTGCGGCTGGCGTACATGCAGGCGTACTCGGACTGCCAGGACGCCTACCAGTCCGAGCGCGACCGCGTGCAGGCGGTGATTGCGGCGCCCGGCGTGCTGGCAAACCTGCGCGGGCATCTGGAAGTGCCCGACCAGGACGAGTTCGTGCAGTGGCTGTTGTCGGCCGTGCGCGTGCCCGATGGCAGTAATGTCAGTTCCCCGGCGGGCCTTTCCGAGGATTTCATCGACCTGGTCGCCGACCGGGTTGCTCAAAGGTTGCAAGCGTCTTACGTCCCGCCCGGTTTGCAGACCTATGCCCAGCCGGCACCGGCGATCAATTATGTCACTCCACCGCCATCAGCACCGCCGGTGCCGGCGGGCACCCTTGAATTGAGCCGGCTCACCCCGCTGCAGCGGGCGCTCGTCAACGCGATGATCCCGCAAGGACGCTAGTTGGAATTTCCGCCGGGTTCGACACCGCAGGGACAGTCAGAAGCCCAGGCGCTGCAGGCGTCACCGACCAACCCGTACCCGCTGCCGAATTGGCTGACGATGGGTCCGGCGATGGACCTGCCGGGGATGGTGGACCCCGAAGCGGTCGGGAAACTGACCGACAAGGGCATCGTCGACTGGGTGCAGCAGTGCGTGCAGACGTGCAAGGACGCCCGCCGCGGCCTCGAGGAGGAGTGGCGGAGTTACACGGACCTGTACCTGAACCGCCGCCCGCTGGACGCCGGTGCCAAGGCGGACTGGCAGGCCGACATCTTCGTGCCGCTCATCTTCAACAAGGTCGAGCTGGCAAAGTCGCTGGTGAAGGGCGCCCTGCTGGATGCCCCTGGGTCGTGGTTCGTCCTCGAGGAGTACCCGACCTACGAGTACGTGTCGGCGCAGGTGCGTTTCATCGAGAAGGTGATGCGGCACCAGCTCGAGCGGTCGCAGTTCATCGACGAGTACATGAAGGCTCTCGAGGAGGGCTTCCTGCTCGGCTCGGGCTGCTTGAAGCTTTACTGGGACGACTGGATCGACCGCGGGCCGCAGCTGGTGGACATGCCCACCGGGCAGGTGGACCCGATGACCGGAATGCCGATGACATTCCCGATCGTCCGGTCTGCCCCGCGGCCGAGGAACGGGCTGAAGATCAAGCAGGTGCCCGTCCTGTCCATGTACCCGGACCCGTTTGCGCGGACGTTCAACGACGCCAAGTGGGTGGTCGAGGAGCTGGCAGTAGACGAGGAGGAACTGCGCGACGGCCAGATGGCCGGCGTGTACGACTCCATCGACGACATCGGCTCCCCGGTCGCGTTTGACCTGGAGACCGACTACCGCATGCGGGAAACCGGGCTGACCTTCAAGGCGCCGGGTCCGTCGCGCAAGCGGCACCTGCTGCAGATTTACCACGGCAACCTGTACACGAAGGACGGCCGGCTGGCCTTGCAGAACTGGAAAGTGGTCGTCGCGAACAAGCGCACGGTCATCGCCTGTTCGCCGAACCCGCTCTACACCGGGCGCAAGCCGTACATCTGGACGACGCCGATCCCGGTGCGCGGGCGCCTGTGGGGCCGGTCCATGGTGGCCGCGGCTGCGACCATGCAGGTCGAGCTGAACAACCTGGCCAACGAGATCCTCGACTCGACGACCCTGTCCGTCCTGCCGATCGTGCGGGTGGACAACGCGAAGTTGGACGAGCCGTTCGAGTTCGAGTCGGTGCATCCGGGCATGCTGATCCGTGGGCGCGACGGTGCGGCCGAGCAGGTGCGCATCCAGTCCGTGCCGAACGACGCCTGGCCGGTGATTCAGTGGCTGCAGCAGGGCATCGACGACGCGACGGGCATGCGGGATCTGATGGCCGGCAAGCCGACGAGCAAGGGCCGGCCGACTGCTTACGAGATCAAGACGGCTATGGCAGGCGGGCAGGAGAACGTCGAGAACCTTGCCCGCACGCTCGAGAGCCGAGACCTCGAGCCTGCCGTGCAGTTGGCCTACGAGCTGACGATGCAGTTCCTCTCGGACACGTCCGACCCGGAGTTGCAGGCGATCATGGCGCAGGAAGGCGCGCCGCCGAACTTGGCGGACCCGGTGTTGCGGTACCGGGTGCTGTCGGCGCCGTTCAAGGTGAAGGCCCGCGGCATCTCGATGATCTTGAGCCGCGACGACCAGATCCAGAAGCGCATGCAGTTGGCCCAGATGGGCATGCAGATGGGCGTTCCGATGCCCAACGGCCCGATCCAGTTGTTCTACGGGATCGCGCGGCTGATGGGGATTGACCCCAAGGACATCGGGCAGCCGGAGTCGCCGGAGGAGATGCAGATGCTCATGCAGCAGATGCAGGCTCAACAGGCGATGCAGGGGCAGGGTGGGGACCAGGGTGGTGGCGACGGTCAAACACGTGACGTTCCGCCGGAGCCGCCGCAAGCGCCTCCTGGTCCCCCCCAGCCGAACAGTCCGCAGGAGATCACGAACCAAGTGCAGGGCATGGGTCCGCCCATGCCGGGGATGTAGCCCATGGCAGCCGACACGCTGAAGTTCTCGAGCAACAGTGCCTTCGAAGCCCTGTCTTACGCTGACGTCTTCAAGACGGTGAGCGGGCAGGTGACGACCACGGGCAAGTTGGACATCTGGACGCCGACCAGCGGCAAGAAGTTCCGAGTGAAGGCGGTCTACGTGGACGTCGTGGTGGACACGGTGTTGGCGGCGACGGGAACGGCGGGCGTGTACTTGCAGGTGTTTGACGACACGACGGCGATCCTCGACGTGGCGGCGTTCACCAACACGGCTGCGGCGGGCACGGCCAAGAGCCGGATGCTCGACCTGCGCCAAGGCATCGTGTCTGCGGCAGCGGACAAGGTCTTGAAGATCGGATTCAGCGCCAGCATCGCGACGGGGAAGGTGAACCTGTCCGTCGTGGCGATCGGCACCGAACAGTAATCGACAGCCCAACAACCGCGGGTCCGCCGGCGCGTAATCCAGGCATGGAGGGGTGGCACGTAGTTCCTCCCCAGGAAGGAGACAGGAATCATGCCGAACAGTGCAGTCTGGACGAACTCGGGGACGCTGGCCCGCAAGCAGTCGTTCTCCATCGTGAAGAAGGTGGACACGGGCACCACGATCACCGGCACGACCGCGGCGGCCATCTGGACGCCGGCGACCGGCAAGAAGGTCGTGCTGAAGTACGCGCTGCTGTACGCCTACGTGACGACGGTGCTCGCGAGCGCGACGGCTGGCGACGGCCCGGTGCTGTGTGACGACGCGGTCACCAGCCCGCTGCTCCAGCTCGGCCGCATCGCGGCTGCGACGGACGCGGCGGGGACGGCTTACACGTTCTTCGCCAGCACGCCGTTCAAGCTCGACAACGGGATCGAGCTGTCGGCCGTCAACAAGGTGCTCAAGATCGGCACCGTCAACACGATCAGCACCGGCGTGATTCGTGTGATCGGCGTCGTGGCGGGCGACGAGATCTGATGCCTCGCG